TGCAGAGTCCCTTTTGGGACTCTGTGAGAGTGATCGAGATTAGTTGTGTTGTATTACGTGTTAGAGTCTTTTGACTTTGCACGGTGCGACCGAATGATTTCCTTTGCGAGTGGAGAAAACACTTTCCTTTATGGATAAAACGTTACAAACTAGGCTTTTATCAGAGTTTTGGCCTGAAATCAAAATTCGACACCACACCAGGAGCAGTGGATGTCTTGCGTATTTATTATGTTCGTGTTTAACCTACGGTCACGAGCCTCTATTATTTACAAGAGATATGAGAAAAACGCCGTATACTATTTCAGTTTAGTGTGATCCGGCTACCTTTATGGTAACGACCTGGTATTGTTTATATATGTTTTGTGTTATTAAATTTAAAAAAAAAAAAAAATTATAAAAAGTATAAAAGAAAGAAATAGAAAATAAAAATCATTTGGGTTTCTTCAGAGATTTGGCCTGAAATCAAATTTCGACCCCACATTCGGGAGTAGTGGATGTCTTGAGCTTATGTTTGAGATATGAGAAAAACGCCGTATACTAGTACTTAGTGTGATCCGGCTACCTTCATGGTAACGACCCGAAAGGCACAATACTGATTATCCTAAGTGCATTATAGAATTGGAAGATCTAAGTTATAATTAATAACAGTTATCGTACGGCTTAAGTACTACCCCGTCTGTGGGTGATTTAATCAAACAGACTGAATGGCGAGCTAAAGTGCTTCCAAACCTGGGGACGTCTTCGGATAGGACCCAACCCCGAACGAGACTCATTTGCAAACCGGTCTACGTTGTACCTTAATACCTAACTTCATGAATTTGTTGGTACCTTAAATGGTTCTGGTAGGATAGTTATAGCGCTGGATGACGTTGTAGACTGATCGGGGCTCTTTACGCTTAAGAGCCACCCCGAGAGGACGTCTGGAGTAAGCCCTTATGGGAATATGCCACTTGTGTCGCTTCCACTAGTCTTTACTGACTTTAAGCGTCAGTGAGGGCTCGTGGCAGGGAATCTATTGATTTTTCTGCTATGAGTTTCTCACACCCCGCAGGCAATGCCGCGGTTTTGCAAGGAGGGTTAGAGCCCCTCCCCTTTGGCGTGTCACGAAAAATGATGCGCCCCCTTAATGATTTTGAGGAAGATTTAATCCCCTCATTATTACCACAAGCGGAATCCGAGTTAACATGCAAGGATTTTGCAAAACAAAAATATGCGCAGAAAAAGCGCACCCCTGCACGTTTCAACACGAAAGAGGAACGTGCTCGGAAAAAGAAGATGATTGAGAGATTGGTCAAAAGAGTTGAAGAGTTGTCTGCAGTGGAAATTAAACCTCATGCATTCTCTGATACTTTGGACCCGCTACACGCCTTCATTGGCGATCTCGGAAAATATCTTTGTTCATTTGAAGGAAAAGAAGCCGACGATATCATTCGTCATTCAGAGAATATTTGCATTCTTGCATATAATCTCTGTGGTGCTTCGTCTTTCTCGGACGTGTTTGTCGCCTTCGTCTCGTACATGAAATTCTACGTGAAAACCAGTATCACCAATTTGGTTACCACAATGACAACTGTCCTCCTGGAAAAAGAGGAAGAGGTTGGCAATTCTGTGGAAGTTAGTAATTTTTTGGACTCGACGGGGGCATTTGATCTCGACTTTGATCTTGAACCACAAGCGTGGACTGGTCGAGACCTTTTGGATGGATGGGAACTTTTGAAAACCAACACTATTTTCAAAAAAGTTTCTTATCTCATCACCGCTGCCATGGCGAGCTCTATATGTTCTATTAAAGGGTTCGAATTTGACATCGGAGGAATTACACTTATTGCAATCGAGGC